AAATGGTCATAGGCAAAGGGCAGTCCTGTTTCCTCTGCCATTACAACTACCTGTTCATGGTTCATCCCGAAAGCCCCCTTTCAATTCTGGAAACCAATTCTTCTGCCCCTCTCTGTTCCGCCGGAGCAATATGTGGAATGGCAGCCACCCGTCCGCCTCCCCGTTTCGCATGTCCATGTTCCAGAAGATGGGCTATCTGATACCGGTCACCGCTGTGTACTACCATGGTGAGGGAATTAGCATTCTCCTTCACCTTCTTCGCCGCCCAGCTTTTCTTGTACTTTCCGGTACGCACCGGGGCATTTTCCTGTATTTTTTTCTTCACAGACTTACTGGTTTCTGTGACACACTCCTTCATTACTTCATTAGATAGATCCGCAAATTCCGCCATTGACTGAGCGATGGCATCTGCCATCTGTTCCACGCTCACCCTTCGCTCTGCCATACCCTACCTCTTCACTTTCTCTGCCCGCAACTTGATGGTTTTCTTCTGGTACTGCATGAAATCCACGAAGGTGATATCGTAAACTTCCCCTTTGAACACAATCCGGTATAAAGTGCTGTCCATGGATTCCAGTTCCCTGCAGTACCGCACAATAAAATAGAGGGAAGCCTCCTGGTTCACCTGTGCCGCCTCCCAGTATTCCCGGCCGGACAGGTTATTCACATAAGCGTGGCAGGAATAGTAATCTACCCATACATTCTTCTGGTTTCCGGTCTTATCCTTCGTGATGTTATTTTTCTGGATAAGGATACTCTCCCGCCACTGCCCGATCTTCATCAGAACACCTCGTCCCTCTGCCCGAACAGCAGGCACTTCAGCATCAATGTCAAATCTTTGAAATCCGCCTGATCCCGGTTCTCGTACAAGTAGGAAATGCCATACAGCACCGCCGTCTTCACCGGATCCGGCACTTCCTCCATCTCCTCAAACGTCCGGTGTAAAATGTCACTGCACAGACTTTCTGATGTGGCACACAAGGCCAGCAGGAAATCGTCCTCACCGATGCTGTCAATCCGTACATATTCCTTGATTTCTTCCAATGTGGCTACCATAGATGCCTCCTTTCCACATAAAAAAAGACCTGCCCGCTAAAGCAAATCCTCAAAAATCAATTCAGGCACCGCTTGCTGCCTTGATGGCCAGCACTTTCACCGCTTCCGGCAGAATCAGCTTTCCGTCCACTCTCTGGCTTCCAAGGAAGCCAACCTGGCCGTTGGCTGCAAATAACTCATTCAGACGTTTAAAGGAACGCCCCTGTCTGTCGGCAATCCAGTAATACGTGAAATCACCAAAAGCAATGACTTTTCCTCCTGCCGCAATGGCCGGTGCATAAGCAGATGTCACTACGGGACGGTTTAAAACCGTATCCGGCTGTCCTGCCTGCACAGAAGGCTGCCAGATATAGGTACCGTTATTGTCCTTCAGCTTACGGAGTGCCTTTACCGTAGAATCGTTCATCACAAAAGTGGATTTCTTACGGTAGGGGCTTTTCACAGAATAGAACAGATCCATCACATCATCAAAAGTAATGTTTGCCGTAGCTGTAGCCACCCCCTCTGAAGCTCCGCCTGTAGAATTGAAAATTCCAGTCGGCTTTCCCTTGCCGTCTCCCACAAGGAATGCTTCTTCCTCTTTCGCACCGATTCTTCTTGAAAACTCATTGGAGATATAAGCTTCCATATTAAACACGCTGTCATTCAACAGCTCATCAGAGACCTTAATCATGGTTGCCACCTTATAAGCTGCAATGGATACCTGTCCGAAAGAATCATCAGACTCCGGAATCTGTCCTTCTTCATCTACCCAGGAAGCCTCTCCCTTAGTAGCCACCACCGGAATTTTCCGGTCACCGCTGGAAGTCTGGATTATGGTTGCCAGAGTACGGAACACATTTTCTTCCTCCAGTCCCTGCACCAGCGTCTGCTCAAACTCATCCGGCACTAAATATCCACCCTCTGAGTCCGTGCCAATCTGCAGTGCATTATTTACATCGTAGTAATTTTTCTTACGCATGGCGTTCCAGAACTCCCTTCGGTATTCCATGCCTGCTCTGCCCGTCTTTTCTTCACCGGATGGATTCCCGTTTGGTTTGTTGGTAATCGGTGTACTGGTTGGCTTTGACAGTTCCAGATCAATGGCAGCCTGGCGTTCCAGACGCTCAATCTCTTTGCCCAAGTTCACCACATCTACCTCCATTTTTTCATACGTGGCAGTATCCTCCGTACTAAGGTAGCCGTCCTCACTGCTCTTCTCATCCAGGAATTTCTTCGCCGCTTCCCACGCCTTTGCTCTTTTTTCCCTTAATCCTAAAATCTGTTTCATGGGTTCTTCCTCCTCAATGACTTAATAGATTCAAACGCTTTTCTAACTGCTCTGCCGGAATTCCCTTCTTTTCCGGTTTCTTTGGAATTAACTTCTCTAAAAGGGAATTGGCAACCGCCGCCCTGGAAAACATCATTCCTTCCAGTTCCAGCCCATTTTCTTTCTCCCTGTTTCCGCTTTTATCCTCTAAAATCTGATCCGCAAATCCAAGTTCCACTGCTTTCCTGGCATTGAACCAGCTCTCCGCATCCATCAGATGGGAAATCTTTTCCCGGTTCAGCCCGGTCTTGATTTCATAGGCGTTAATAATGCTTTCCTTCACCTCGTCCAGCATGGCTCCGGCTTTCTTCATCTCCTCCGAATCCCCGATGGCAACCGTCATGGGGTTGTGGATCATCATCATGGCAACCGGGGACATCTGCACCGTAGTTCCTGCCATAGCAATGACAGAGGCAGCCGAAGCAGCCAGGGCATCCACCTTCACGGTCACATTTCCCTTATAGTCCATCAGCATGTTGTAAATCTGTGCCGCCGCAAACACATCTCCGCCCGGAGAATTAATCCAAACCGTAATATCACCGTTGCCGGATTCCAGTTCTTTGCGGAACAGTTCCGGTGTCACTTCATCGCCATACCAGGTTTCGTCTGAAATCTCCCCGTCCAGGTACAGCGTCCTTCCTCCTACGTCCTCATTCTTCACCCAGTTCCAAAACTTCCGTTTCACCTGTATTCCTCACTTTCTTACACACAAAAAGGAACCTGCCCCAGCAGTCTCATACCGCTAAGTTGGTTCCTCTTCTTTTTCTGTGTCATTTCCGGCAAACAACCCGGCATCCTTTAACTTTGTCATATTCCCGTTTATCAGATAGAGGTTTCCCCCTTCCTCTTCCGGTATCGGGTTTAAATCCTCCAGTTCCCGGATATCGTTGGCGGACATCCAGCCGTTCTGTCTTGCTGTGGCATAACCGGTCATCCGGCTCTGATAATCCCCACGGAGCAGTCCGTCCACATTTAATTTAATAAAGTATTCCTTCTTCTCCTCCGGAAGCAATAGTGCCTTCTGCAAGGACTGCTCCCAGCGGATTACCCATGGGTTCAGGGTATACTTTACGAATTCCAAAGACTGCTGCTCTATGTTGGAAAAGCTGGACTTTTCCAAATCCCCTACCATGTGGGGCGGAATCCGGTATAACCGGGCAATCTCATTAATTTGGAACTTCCTGGTTTCCAGAAACTGTGCTTCCTCCGGCGGTATGCCAATCTGCTGGTATTTCATCCCTTCCTCCAGCACCGCAATCTTATGGGCATTATTGGTACCACAGTAGACCGCATTCCAGCTTTCTCTAACCTTTCCGGGGTCTTTCAACACTCCGGGATATTCCAATACGCCGCCGGGATTTGCTCCGTTGGCAAAGAAACTTGCTCCATACTCTTCGCAGGCCTGTGTCATGCCCACAGCGTTCTTCGCCATGGCAATGGGCGAATAACCTACCAAACCGTCAAAACCAAGTCCTGGAATATGAAGAACGTCCTCCTGTTTCAGAGATATCTCACCATATTGTTTGAAATTCGCATTCTCATCGGAGTCTTTGGAGTAGATATAATAAATCTCACCGTTATCTGCTCTGTCCACCTCGACTTTGTTCGGTAATAAAGGATATAGAGCGAGTACCCTTCCGGCATTATCACGGATAATCTGTGCATAAGCATTGCCCCAAATTAAAAGATGACTCATCAGTGTCTCTCGGAACACGAAGGAAGTCATCTCATTGTTTGGTTCATTATGAAGGATTGGATATAGCGGGTGGTCATACACCATTTCCTTTCCAGTATCGCTGTATTTGTAAATATGAAGCGGTAAGGATGCAATGGCTTCTGCAAGAATTCTTACACAGGAATACACTGCCGTGGTCTGCATGGCTGTTCGCTCGTCCACTGGTTTGCCGCTTGTGGAACGGCCAAATAAAAAGGAATAAGCCGAACCGTAATTATTGGTTGGTTTATCCCTTGCTTTTGTAATTCCAAATATTGAACTAAGTCCCATAGACTTGCACCTACCTCCTAAAATTGAATAACAAAAAGCACTAAAGGATGCTTTTCATATTTAAAATAATAATGTGATTGGTATATAAATATCGTAATAATCTATTTTTTCAAAAACGCTTTCCATATTTTCTTTCGTTGTAATAAAACTATATTTATTAGCACTCATAAAATTTTTTCCCATCTTTTGCGTTATTATAATTTCCCTGTCATGTAGATATATTTTACCATTACATAATACTTCGTTTTTCCATTGTTCCTTAGTAAAATTCACTCCATGCTTTTGGTACAATAATTTTATCATTCCTCTTGCCAAGGTTTCATGTGTATGCACATAAACCAATGTGTTATGAGTTCTATGTAACACCGTGGTTCCAAATAGTAATTTAAAACTACCCAAAAACATTTCAAATATCTTTTTTTCACTGTATTTTTGCAAATTTTGCGACTTCATAGTTAATACCAATCTTTTTCTTTCCCTAATTAGTACTAAGCAACTTCCGACATTTACAAATCCAAAAGTAGCCCAAAGTGCAAAAATTGTTGTTATAAACAACATGCAAATTAGATTGCAAGTTGTTTCTATTCCGAAGATATATCTAACCACTGATATAAGAGCAATAATACCAGATAAAGCATATAGTGCTCTTTTCGTGTCATAAATTAAGCAATACAATTTTGTTAACCAATATTTTGATCTCAATTTCATTAGTACTCAACCTTCCATATTTTTCTTATTTCTAATGTAAATAGCATCCCATATTTTTTCAAATTTATCTTGTAACGATATATCTTTTGCAACAATGCTTAGAATTTCTGGATCATTAGCACTGTTATATCGCGCTTTATCCTCCCAAATTTTTTTCTTATTTTCATTAGCTTTTAAAAAATCAGAGGCCATTAAATACATAATTGTTTCAATAATCACAGGAAAAGCATAATGATTTTCTTTATGCTTCCAAGAAATATACTCATTTAATTTATTTTCAAAAACATGCTCCTCCCACTCAATCGAATACATACTATGAAAAGGAAATGCAAATAAAACAATATTTTCAATACAGCAATCATTAAATCTTTCTTTATTCTTTTCTATAAACCTATTATATTTCTCTTTTGTATCTGGATCATGATCAACCTTATTATTCCATAAAACACACAATGAAAAAATAGGTTTTTTTAATTCTTCTTTCAAAGATTGAAATTGTGTCATATACATTTCCATTACATCCTTGATGTCATATGCAATACTATGTGAAAGTCCTATAACAAACCCTTCATACCTCCGCTTTGCTCCAAGGCAAGTTACTGCTTCCATTTTTGACAACCAAAATTCTGGTCCTAACACAGCCTCTATCATTCCTGGCATATGTCCAGCCCAGTTCCAATTTTCTTTTTCCACTTTTTCCAGTGTATTAACTAAATTAAGAATTACATGCCTAGTCAAACGCAATAATCCGCTGTAAGTAAAATATGGTTCATTACGGTGTTTATAATAATCACTAACCTTAGATGCATCTTCTGTTGTAGACTGGTCAATAATTATTTTTAATGCATGTGCATATTTAGAACGAATATTATAAGCATTCTTTAAAGCCGGTTTTATGTCATCCTTCAATATCCTATTACCTAAGCTTTCACCAAAATAGAACTCTTCTCTCACATTGCTCTCAATAAAGTGCAGGAATCTTTGAGTAAGCCTTAAATGCGCATCAGTAGTTAAAATATCACGAATAGCTTGTGATTTTTCTGTAGCCAAATCTCTTACAACTTTTTCTATTTTACATCTAATTGTACTATCGTAATCTTCCCATACAGGCTCATATTTATCATAACACTGTGATAATGACTCCAATGCAAATATAAGCATACAATATGACAAATTAGGATCTTCTTCTAGCAAGCGTATAGAAGCACAATAAGAACGTATGCAGTTCATAACGTTTTCATAATCTTCTCTTTTTAAAGCAACTAAGTCACAGAGAAACTTATTTGCTCTCTCAATCTCACAAGTATTAATTAATTTATTAATATCAAGCGTAGTCCTCAAAAAATTGGATGGCACACATTTTGTTCTTGTCCGCGCTTTCTTTTCTTTACAAATTTTATTGACAATATACTCATCTTCATCAAAAAAGCAATCCATAAAAAATGTTAATGCGTTTTTCAGTTGATAAATAACCACATCACTTCCTATATCAATCAACGAAAAGCTCCCTGACTGCATTTCTATTTGATTATTAAATTTAATTTTATATACGTTCACATGCTTATCTTCATACTCAATTGGCTCTATCTCAAACTGACCAATTTTGCATTTTGATTCTATCTTGGCGTTAGAGTATAGCTTTATATTCTTTTCGTTATCATATTTATGATTTTCTCCATAGAATTTTCCAGTAATTATTTGTAACAATTCAAACCCTCCTTCCATAATCTTATACTAATATTCTATCATATAATCTAAAATACCAAAATACCCCTGTCATCATAAATACTTCCACTTTTTCCTTCATTTCGAATCGCCCTATCCAAAGCCATAATCGTTGCCACCGCACCGTCAATCTTCTCCGTAGACTTCTCCTTATCCGGCTTAATATTCCCTGCCGGGTCCTGACGTATAAAGATGTTATCCATCATCCAACGCAAAACCAGATGTCCGTCATGTGCCAGTTTCTTCTCCAGTGTCAACTTCATCAGTTCCTTGCTGGGCGGTGACATATCCTTGAAACCCTGCCCGAATGGAACTACTGTGAATCCCAGCCCTTCCAAGTTCTGTACCATCTGCACCGCTCCCCAGCGGTCAAAGGCAATCTCTTTAATATGAAATTTCTTTCCCAAGTCATCTATGAATCTTTCAATAAATCCATAATGAATCACATTCCCCTCCGTGGTTTTCAAGAATCCCTGCTGCTCCCACACATCATATGGTACATGGTCCCGGCGTACGCGCAGACGCATGTTCTCCTCCGGTATCCAGAAATACGGCAGGAGAATATATTTTTCTTCTTCTGTCCTCGGAGGGAATATCAGGACAAATGCTGTAATGTCAGTAGAGCTGGACAAATCCAGTCCGCCGTAACATTCTCTGCCAATCAATTTGGTTTTATCGACTGCAAAATCACAGGCATCCCACTTCTCCATCTGCATCCACCGGGTAGACTGTTTCACCCACTGATTCAGACGGAGCTGCCGGAAGATGTTCTCCTCCGCCGGATTATCTTTAGCGCTCAGATAAGCGTTTCTGACTTTTTCTATATCAATGGTGTACCCCAGGGATGGGTTCGCCTGATACCAGACCTTCTCCAATGACCAGTCTGCGTCATCCTTCGCCCCGTAAATCACAGGATAGAACGCAGGGTCTATCTTTCTCCCAAGTATAATATCCTCTGCCTTCTGGTGCTGTTCAAAACACACCGAGTTCCGGTCATTTCCTGCCGTTGTAATCAGGAAAAACAACGGTTGTGTTCTGGCATCACCGGATCCCTTCGTCATGACATCAAATAGTTCCCGGTTCGGCTGTGCATGTAATTCATCAAAAATAACCGCATGGACATTCAGACCGTGTTTCGTATAGGCTTCTGCGGAAAGCACTTGGTAAAAGCTGTTGGTCGGCTTATATACCAGCCGCTTTACCGACATTACCGGCTTAATCCGTTTTTTTAATGCCGGACACTGATCCACCATATCCACCGCTACATCAAACACGATGGACGCCTGCTGCCGGTCAGAGGCACAGCCATATACCTCTGCACCCCATTCCCCGTCTCCGCAGGTCATATAAAGAGCAACAGCAGCCGCCAGTTCCGATTTTCCATTCTTCTTTGGTATTTCCACATAAGCTGTGTTGTACTGGCGGTAACCATTATCCTTAACTGTACCGAACACCTCCCGGATAATGGTATCCTGCCAAGGCAATAGTTCAAAGGGAACTCCCCTCCATCGGCCTTTAGTATGTTTTAGGCAGTTGATAAAGTTGACCGCATATTGCGCTTTTACCTCATCAAACATTACCGGCCACCGCCTTTATACAGGAGCAGTTCCATGGCATCACTTTCCCTATCCTCCCCATTCTCAGCCACAATACGGCTTCTGGAGGAGGGAGTAAGTCCAAACTGCTCACAGAACCGGTTCATGATTTTTAGATAAGTCTGGGCAATAGAAACCTGCGGCACCTGCTGCCAATAACCGGAAGGTGTCTTTACGATGGTTCCATGCTGCGTAATAAATTCCTCAGCCTCTTTCCACCGTGCATATGCCTGACAGTACCCGGCAAAAGCCGCCATATCAATCTCAGTGAGGATGCCAAGCTGCTCCATCTGCTTTGCCATACGCTTCCATTCCTTTTTCGCTTCCTCCTCCAGCCAGACCGGACAGCGTGGAGCCTTCTTCTCCGGTTTTGGCTCCTGCGTGTTTAAACTCCGCTTTCCCGGATTCCCTTCCAGGACTTTTACCGCCGTAGGCTTTGGTTTTCTGCCGCTCTGTGCCATCGTCTCCACCTCCCCTCTGTGTTCCCGGCAAAAGAAAAGAGCCTCCGAAGAAGCTCTGATTCCTTGATTCATCAGCTTATTTTTATAGACAGTTTTCCTCCAAAGCTCGTTTTAATATAAGGTCATCAAATCCATATTTTAAATAAGCCCTCGCCAGAATCCCGTAATAATTGTTACCCGGTTTATTTTGCGGGTTTCTCTCATCCATGATGTACACCATAGCGTTGCGTGTCTCTCCGTTTACAAGAACCGACAGTTCCTTTTTGTAATAAAACTTCGGATATCCCTCATACCGGTCCAGTCTCCGTTCATCTTCCCTGCTGATTTCCCAAATCAGAACCGGAACATGACTCCCTTCCTCTGGTTCAATCGTAGCGTAGGCACGATTCTTAGCACCTTTGAACAGCAGCCGGTGACTTTCCACTACTGCCGTACCAACAACACTTGCAGCCGGGCACCTGTGTACCATCTGTTCCTCATCCATGTTACTTCCATAAGCAATATACAGTTTCGTCATATAGCATCTTCCTTTCCTTTTTATAGTTAATTCTCCCTCCTACCACCCCAAGAGCGGTCAAGCTGCCACTTGGGGGAAGGTTATGTACTTATACCCCGTGCCTCCAGGCTGAGTTTCCATCGAGATGTTTTAAAAAATGCAGTCTGCAGGTCTTAAATTCGTCCCCAATGAGTCCAAGCCGAAGCATCCAGCACCGGAATGCGTATTTCTCATTATCCGTGACCGTCCGTCTTGGAGATGCTGATTTCTGTGCCAGTGCCTGATGGCTGACCGCCAGGCAGAACTGGATGTATGCCTTGACCTCACCGGCGTGGGTAGTGCTGTTGAAAAGCCGGAACTCCACCGTACCTTTGGTGAAAGTGGCGTGGAGGTTCAGTCCATGGTAACGGGTGGAATTATAATGCTTATTCCGGTTGCTGTTTGGGTCTTCTGCATACCAGAGATCCTTAAGCTCTGCCATCGTCTTCGGCTTTTTCTTGTTAATAGTTTCAATCAGCTTCTCATTCACTTTCTTGCAGTAGGAAAGCCTCCTTGGGTCAATCTGCAGGGCTTTGTAAAGGATATCCTCTTTGCTTGCAATGATGTTCACCATGTTCCGCAGTGTCTGCGGGGTGTAACGGCTGGCATCCACATGAATGTGAATCCCGCATTTCTCCCCAGCAAATGCCCCTTTGTGACGGAGCTGCCGGATGATTCCCTGCAAATCCGGAATATCTTCGTAGGTAAGAATGGGACTGACAATCTCTGTTTTGTAAGTGTCATCCGCACTTACGATTCTCCCCTGCACCTTCTTCTTTGCCATGATGCTGGAATCGTAGGTAGCTTTCCAAATCCTGCCCTTCCGGTCTGTTGCCTCGTAGGTTTCGTAATAGGTTCCTGCGTAGCAGCTTTCAGTCCCGAAGTACTCTGCAATTACCGCCGCCGCTGTTTCCCTGGTAATCCCTGTCAGTTCAATTTCAATCCCGAATTTCTGTGTTTTCATATATTTATGCCTCCTGTGCTTTCTTCGTTTTTTCAGGTATCATATTGAGCAGGCTCAATATGCGTAGTCTATTAATCACTCTGAAAGCACATTTTATCCAGTTAATCCGGCGCATAATGTACACAAAGATTTGGGTGGAATCTGCCCATCAATGGTGTGTTTTTACTGATTTCTTCTATATTAATAATAAGGCAGGAAACCATGTGTTTAAGCGCTTCCTAAAGTTCTTCCTTCTTCTCTGCAATTCCGTTTTCTTCTGAAAGCAGTTGGTTTACCGAATCATTCATCAGGGCATCTTCCTCAGCTTCTGCCTGCTCTAAAACCTCCTGCTCCGCCTGTTTCCGGGCTTCTGCCCTCTGGCGGCTGCGTACCCTTGCCCTTTCAATATCCTCCGGGGTGCGGAAAGCAGAATGCCCTTTTAAATTGGCAAGCATCACCTTGCGTATCTTTTTCCCCTCTACCCCGCCAAGACCCAGGCGTAAAAGCCAGATGCGCATATAATACTTCTCGTTCTCTTCAATGGTTTCTGCCGGATTCACCCGCTTGCTGTCTAAAGCGGCCGCACACATATTCGATGCCAGTTTTGCATAAGCTCCCATGTCCTCCCCATTTTCAGAAAATGGAAATGCCTCAAACACAATCTCGTCCTCTGTAAAATAAAGGCCTTTGTTCCGCTCATTCCCTTTACAGGAATGGAGTAGTTCCAGAAATTCTCCTCTGCCCTCCGGCTCTGTCCCCTGCAGTTTTACAAGGAACTCATCATTTACCTGGAAAGCTTTTCTCCCAACGGCTTTGTTCAAAAGGTACTGTTTGCTGTGAATCATGAAGACCAGGTTCTTCAAACTCAGTCCCGTATGCTCTCCCATAGGAATCTTAATCTCCAAACCCTCCATCTCTTCTTCCCTTTCCACCAGTCCTCTTTCCATCAGACCAGCAAGAATCATTTCCTCCAGTTTCTCATCCCCGTCCGGGAGTTCCACCTCGCCAGTCCGGTTCACAATGCATTTCCCAATCTGGTATCCGCAGCTTGGGACACCCAGGTAACGGGAATCCTCCCCTGTGATTTCGCAGATTGCCTTGACAACGTCTTTTCTGTTTTCCGTGGTTGTTTCAATTTTCTTCATAAGCCTTTACCTCCGTTTTTTTGGTACTACATAAATCACTCTAAACGGGTATAAAGTCAATGCATTTCTCCATCTTTCCAGATTATTTTTCATCCTCCCGGAAACCACAGTTATCAATCGTTCCACAGGATTCCGGCAATGCCATCGCCACCACATAGGCCACCGTGGCGGTCACCGCATTCCCTGCCTGCTTGTAAAGCTGGGATTCGGAATTGACTGCTGCCGCCCTCTCATACAATGTATCCGGAAATCCCTGCAGCCGGAAACACTCACGTGGAGTCAGCCTGCGGATACGTCCGCATTTTAAGACGGCTCCCATCTGGCAGCCCGTGTCCAATGTCTGGGAACACCCTTTACCCACACGCCCTCTCCGGGTTGCACTTTTGGGATATGCCAGACAGATTCCATCACCGGGATGAGCAATATCATATCCCTGCCTTGTGCCATTCACGATAGGAAGTTCCACCTTATCCTCCTGCAATGATTTTTTACATAGGTAGACACCATGCCTGTCTTGGCCTGTCAGCGTAAACATTGGCTCCCCGTCCGCTTTCATCCGCCTGCCATTCTGCCGCTTCTCCATCCTTTCCGGTGTCAGAACCGCATGGACTTCCATCACACCAGAATTACTGGCAGGATAGTTGATAATACCTGCGTTATATCTGGCCTGGATACATCTTGCCACTTCTGTGACCTTGGGGCTGCTGCACTGGTCAATGAAATACAGCCCCGTCTTTGCTCCCATTCCTCCGCCATTAGCCCCAAGGGTAACCGACACCCCAGCCGGATCATAAACCCGGTATCCCTGCAGACCGCCTATAATCTGTTCAAGAGTTCTGCTGTCTTCTCCGGCGACAAATAATATTTCCCGTCTGCCTCTGCTTCTAAGATTTGCGATAAGGAACACCCTCTCCCGGTTCTGCGGGACTCCGAAATCCTTAGAGTTAAGCACCTGCCATCTCGTGTCATACCCTGCTTCATCCATTTCAGACAAAACAGCGGCAAAATCGAATCCTCCATTAACTGATAGCAGGTTCTTAACGTTCTCAACAAGTAAGTATGTGGGTTTACCACTTTCTTCTTTGCCTTTGACAAGGTCAATGATGTTGTAATAGATTCCACTTCGCTTTCCACGCAGTCCCCGCTGTTTCCCGGCAACGGAGATGTCCTGGCATGGGAAGCCGAAGCACCAGATATCTGCGTAAGGCACATTCTCCGGTTTAAGCTTTGTGATATCATCTGCAAACCACTCTCCCTTTGTGTCGTACATGGCTTCATAGGAAGCCCTGGCATATTTGTCATACTCACAATAACCGATACATTTATGTCCTGCATTTTCCAGCCCAAGCCGGAATCCTCCGATGCCGGAGCATAAATCAAGGAAGGTCAACTGCTTCATCAGCTCCACCTTCCCTTTTCAATTCCTCATATTTTATTTTCTGTCCGCTGCGGATGACAAAGACCTGCTCCGCTGAACCGGCCTGCTCCACATAACGGTTCACAATAACATCCACGAACTTCTCATCCAGTTCTGCCATATAGCAGATGCGGCTGGTCTGTTCACAGGCAATAAGCGTGGAACCGGAGCCTCCAAAGGGATCCAGAACGATACAGTTGCTCATGCAGGAATTCTGGATTGGATATGCCAAAAGTCCCACCGGTTTCATGGTCGGGTGATCCTTGGACTGCTTCGGCCGGTCAAACTCCCATATAGTGGTCTGCTTCCGATCTGAGTACCAGTTGTGTTTCCCGCTCTTTTTCCAGCCAAACAGAACCGGCTCGTGCTGCCACTGGTAAGGGCTTCTTCCAAGAACCAGGCTCTGTTTTTTCCAAATGCAGGTACCTGACAGGTAAAATCCTGCTGCCTTGAATGCGCTGCGGAAATTTAATCCTTCCGTGTCGGCATGGAATACATAGATAGATGCGTCCTGCTCCATACTCGCTTCCATATTTACAAAAGAGGCAAAGAGGAACTGGTAAAACTTCTCATCTTCCATGTGGTCATTATGAATGCTCCCAGCAGTTCCCTCATAATTCACATTGTAAGGAGGATCAGTTACCACCAGGTTTGCCTTCTTCCCATCCATCAGCAAATCATACGTTTCCGGCAGGGTAGAATCCCCGCATACCAGACGGTGCCTGCCAAGCAGCCACACATCTCCCTGCTTTGCCGTTGCCGGTTTCTGCAGTTCCGCATCCACATCAAAGTCATCTTCGGTGATATTCTTATCATGGACCGTATTAAAAAGCTGCTCGATCTCCGGCGGCTCAAATCCGGTGAACGCCACATCGAAATCGGATTCCTGCAAATCCCGAATCAAGTCAGCCAGCAGTTCCTTATTCCATTCACCCATAATTTTATTCAGGGCAATATTGAGTGCTTTCTCCTTGGTCTTGTCAATCTCCACCACGATACAGTCAATTTCCTCATACCCCAAATCGGATAAAACTGTAACCCGTTGATGACCGCCAATGATGGTCAGGTCAGAATTGACAATGACCGGCTCCACATACCCGAACTCCTCAATGGAGCGTTTGATTTTCTCATATTCCTTATCCCCTGGCTTCAGCTTTTTCCTCGGATTGTAGGAAGCAGGTATCAGGTCTTTGATTTTAATTCTCCGGAATTCCATTCTCTTCTCCCCTCCAGAACCTGTCTTTGATGTAGCAGTTGTGACAGCAGTATTGCCGTTTTCGGTTTCCATAGGAAACAAACTCCTTACCACAGTGCACACAGGTCATTGTGTATAATGCGGTATCCTTCTGCTTCCCGACCTCCGGGTGTGCCGTCCACCATCTTCTCCGGCAGGTTTCCGAACAGAACTTCTTCGGACGCCCGGTGACCGGTTGTTCTATTTCCTTTCCACAGTACAGACAGGCTTTACCCTTGGAAATCTGTTCCGATACATTCTTTTCCAAAGCTGCGGCGTACCCAGCCAATCCTTTGCTCCTGCAGTAATTCCGGACAATGTCACGGGACAGCCCTGCCTCCGTGGCAATCCTCCGGTAGCCTAAACCTTTCAGTCTCAGTTCCCGGATTCTGGTTTCCTGCACCTCTGTCATTTCCTTTCGCACCTCCTTATAAAAAAAAACCGGGAAAGCATAGTGATTTCTGCTTTTCTCGGCTTAAAAACATAGATTTCCGGTACTTTTTGGCAAAATCCCTTCCAAGCAGTTCAGCGGAAATCATATGTTTATGTACAATAAGGCACCTATTATCCTATCCCCCCTGACGGTTTCTGCGAAAATTCACGCCTTAGGGGCGGCGGTTTCCAGGGGACGGGGTTCTGGAGATTCGGGCTCCCCCTCCCTTTTTTCTTCTCTCCCACAAATTCATAACCTGAACAATTATCCTGGGTAATATTTGTCTACCTTGCACCCTCGAATTAACTGGATAATTTATTGTTTTTGATTTACTATGGCTCTACCAAAAGAAAGAAGGAGGAAACGCTTATGAAATCTAAGCAAATGAAAGTTCTTTATGCCAGCCGTTCAAACTCCAAACGGTATATTGGCGGCAATACTTATACCTGCACACCAAAGATTTCTATGGAAGGTAAGTGGCTGGAGGAATTGGGGTTTCATATCGGGGACGCAATCCAGGTATTCTATGAAGACAACTGCATCCGCATTGCTCCCGCCATGGTATGTGAAGAAAAGGCACAATACGAAGCAGAGCTGGATAAATGAAAAAGAAGAGATAATATTCAGAACAGAAAATTCCTTTCTCATATCTCATTTCAAACACCCTGCCCTTTTCACATGTTCCCGATCCAAGATACTGCAAAAACAAAAAAATTCAAATGAATAGCCCTGGGAACCTCCCAAGGCTTTTCACTGTCAGTATTTGTATTCCTGATAACGGTCTTCCGTCATCGTCTTTCTATCATGGCAATTCTTACACAGTGCCTGCCAGTTGGACTCATCCCAGAACAATTCTTCATTTCCACGGTGCGGAATCATATGGTCCACAACGGTGGCTTTCACCAGCTTCCCACGTTCCCGGCACCGAACACACAGCGGGTGTTCTTTCAGATACCTGCGCCTGGCTTTCCGCCATCGTCCGTTATAACCTCTCTCTGATGCTCCTGCACGCTCTGTCTGATACAGATAGCTGTGTTCTTCACAATAGGCTGACTCTGTCAGATTTGGACATCCCGGATACCTGCAGGGCTTCTTCGGCTTTCTCGGCACCTGAATTCACTCCTTCCGTATGTAGTGGCAGGGTGAAAGGATAAGTCCCTGCCAGTGCAAAGGCATGAAAAAAAGCCTCATGGAATTAAATCCACAAGACTCTTTACATTTCTTCGCAGCTTAATCATAGCACAGGATCCGGTAAACTTTCAATCAACTCATTGTCTACACTTAGTCTACCCATTCAACTTAACAAATAGGAATCTGTCTGCTGCCCCCGCAGTTCATAAATCCGTTTCAGTTCCTCCACGGCTTTCTTCCTGTACTTTCCAACCATGGCATGGCTTACATTGTATTTTATCATTAACTCCTGCCAGCTTGCCTGTTCTATAATCATGTCCCATATAATCTCAGGCAGACGCCCGCTCAGTTGGCGAATAGCATATTCCAGGAAATCCATTTCTTCTTTAATCTGTTTATAACGTCCCAGCAAAAAATCAAACCACTCATCATCCAGCCTTTCCTTTATCTGCCTGTAAACTATGGCGGTCATTCCTGTTTTATCGGAAGTACCGCTGGTCTGTATACGCTCACCCTGCGGCTTTGAAAAACACAGGCTCTCGATAACGTCCTCATATGGAATTCCCTGGAACCTGCCCAGTTCAAATTCTAACAAGGCCAGGTTACGTTTCCATTCCCGATATTCTTTAAAGATTCTTTCCACATCCATCCCGGATACCTCCAATCCTGACCTTTACCGCATCCACCAGTGCGGACTGCCCGGTATTCTTTCGCTCTAAAGAAGCAAACACCTGCTCATCCATGGTACCTTTCGCTATCAGGTGATGAATCACCACCGTTTCTTTTTGTCCCTGTCTCCAAAGCCTGGCATTCATCTGCTGATATAGTTCCAACGACCAGGTCAGTCCGAACCAGATCAGCGTAGAACCTCCTGCCTGCAGATTCAGCCCATGCCCGGCAGATGCCGGATGAATCATGGCAAGTGGTATCTCACCGTTGTTCCATTTCTTAAAATCCTCCGAAGTGTCCAGTTCCACCGCCTGAAACCGTTCCTGTATCCGCTGTTTATCATGCTTATACCAGTAAGCCATCAGCACCGGCTTCCCATTTGCCGCTTCCAGCAAATCTTCCAGAACGTCCAGCTTTCGGTCATGGATATGCCGCACGTCCCCGTTCTCATCATAAACTGCTCCGTTTGCCATCTGTAACAATTTATTAGAAAGCCCCGCCGCATTGACTGCATCCACATCCCCGCCTTCGAAAGGAAGAAGCATCTCCTTTTCCAGTTTCCGGTAAAGGTCATACTCTTTCTCACTCAGACTCACCTCCACCCGGTTATAAACACATTCCGGCATTTTTAAATAATCGATTGCCTTCATGCTGATAGTGATGTCTGAAATCAATCCATAAATTTGTTCCTCTGCTCCATCTTTTGGCTTATAGGAATACACCATATCCCGGCTCCGCTTATCCGGCAGAAAGAACCGATCCCGGTACGCCCCGATAAATCGTCCAAGTCTCTGCCCCATGTCCAGAATGCCAATTTCTGTCCAAAGGTCAATCAGACCGTTTGGTGCGGGAGTTCCGGTCAAGCCCACAATCCAGTGTGCCTTCGCCCTTACTTTTCTAAGAGCTTTGAACCGCTTTGCCTTGTGGGATTTGAAGGAGGACAGCTCATCGATGATAATCATATCAAAATCCCAGTTGCCCTGCCCTACCAGCCACTCAACATTCTCCCTGTTAATCACATACACATTTGCTTTCTGGTTTAATGCCGCTTTCCTCTCTTTCTCCGAGCCAAGAATAGTAGAAAACATCAAACCATTCAAGTGATCCCACTTCTCATACTCTCCCGGCCAGATATCCCGTGCTACACGCAAAGGCGCGATTACAAGAACCCGCCTGACTTCAAAGTAATCCAGCAACAGCTCCCAAATGGCGGTCAGCGTAATTACGGTTTTCCCTAACCCCATGTCTAAAAGAAGCAGACTCACCGGGTGTCCAATGATGAATTCCTTTGCGTAATCCTGATATTCATGTGGATTGTATTTCATCCAGTACTCCTCCAATCATCTCAGTCCTATCTATGCAGTAAACCGGAAAGCCCAGGGCTTCCAGTTGTGTTCTCCTTTTCTCTTGCAGAGGACGCAGCTTTTTTCCGGGAGCTTTCAGCTCTACAAAAGCACATCTCCCGCCTGGCATCAGCACCAGACGGTCCGGCACCCCGTCTAAACTCGGAGAGGTAAATTTCACAGCCCTGCCACCACGCTTTTTTGCCTGCCGTTGCAGGGCCATCTCTATTTGTCTTTCTTCTGCCATACTTTTGAGCCTCCCTTCCAAATGTTCTGCTGCCGATTTGCTATTCTTACGCGTATATAACGTAAACACGCATTTGCATACATTTTCCTCTATCCTTTTTATAATTTCATAAATATAAGGTGGTATCAGCAACAACAGCAACATATGCCTGCTAACGCTCATCATTACTGCCTTTACGCCTGTCGCCCTTCTAACTCATTTAAGGCAGCTTTCCCGGCAACAGCAACAATTTTCTTTGTTGCCAACCCGGCTAATTGTTGCCTTTTGCTGCCGTAACATTTTCCTCCCGGCAATACCCTCTGACTACTCCATAAATCGGAAACCGGATTTTAGCATCCGACTTCCTCCAGCCATCTATATTTGCCATAATCGCCGTAATCTCATTGGCATCCTGGCGTTTGAGATTCGAGCGTTCTTTTCCAAAGCACTCGCACCATATTTCCATATTGCACACACGCTCCCGCTTTTTCATACCTCTTTCCCGCTGTTCTCCGAACTCAGAACCATTCACATAATTCCGGCGGTCATAAAGTTCCATGCCCTCCCAGTTCTCCGGCAGCAGCTTTTCCAGGTATTCCTTCACAATGCCTTCCCGCTCGTCAACCTCCATGGCAATCTGCTGCTCCTTGATTGCCATCTGTTCCGCCGTTTTATCCAGACACAATGATTCCCCTGCTTTGTAATATGACAATGCCTCAGCCCAAATCTGGCGGACGTCCTCCTCTGTCAATTCCCAGGATGCCTTTGCTGCATCACCGGGTGTTTTCACCGGCCAGAACCTCCGGTTACCTGCGGTATCCCGAAGATACCCGTTTTCCGCATTCGTAGTTCCAATAAAGATACACTGCCTTGGATGCGGCGTTGCCCTGCGTCCAAAGGATGCACGGTAAATGTCAATCTGCCTGGAAAGGAACCCACGAAGTGTTTCAATCTCCGTTTTCTTCAGACCGGCCAGCTCTCCGATTTCCAGAATCCAATAGCCCTGCAGTTTTTCCGCAGCGGTCTTATCTTTGGTATCATTAAGGAGCAAAGAGTCATTAAACCATTCCCCGCTCAGCTTCGCAATCAGCGTAGACTTTCCTTTCCCCTGCGGACCGTTCAGTACCAGCATGGTGTCAAATTTACGTCCTGGATTCATCACTCTGGCTATCGCACCGCATAATGTCTTTCTGGTCACCGCACGCACATAGGCATTGTCAACCGCACCCAGGTAATCCACTAAGAGAGTATCTACCCTGGGTATTTTATCCCATTCCGGCAGGGAGCTTAAGAATTCTCTGACCGGATGATAGGATCGGTCATCCACCACCTTCGTCACAGCAATGTCATAGTTCCTGGCAGAGAAATTCCCATAGTTTAAATCTACATAGGAAACAAGCTGGGAATCATCCGCATCCCTCCAGAACTTTCCCGGATGTTCCCAAGGCACCTCCCCTCTAATCTCCATACCATCACTAAACTGGTTAAACACAATGGACTTCAGTTTTTCATCATGGTTCAAAATCAGTAGGAGATTTTTCAGGTTGTTGACAAGCACGCCCTGGCGGTTGTATTCCAGTCCCAGCCTCCAATCTTTTTCCGCAGCAAACTCCCATTTCACTGCCTGTTCCTTTTCTTCCAGAAGTTCTAGTTTTACCTTCTCATCAGATACGGCGAACTCGCTCATAGCTTTGAAGGACGGCAGCTTACTGCTCTCCGTATCCTCATCCGCCTTTTTATCCAGTTCCCCGAATTTATGGATCCGAACCATATCAAAGGCATTCATAAGCTGACCGCAGGCCGGATCCGTGGCATGATGGGAATAGGCGAATTTTCCCGCATAGATTACAACACCTGCTTGGGAATCCGCCGGGACGTAGTCATACCGTCCCGGTATCTCGCTTGTGGTATAGATGTCGGAAAGAAAGGCTTCGATGGCATCTACAATGGAGTACGCCCGGCAGAATGCCCCGATGGTTCCCTCCTTAGTAAGAGGATCCGCCTGCTTTTTCATTTCCCGCTGTACAATGGTCTGCTGACGGCTGCTCACCGGCCACTGGGAAGAATCATGCCAGTTCTCATATTTCTGCAGAACAGTATCCGGATTCAGAATCTCACCTTCAATCTCTCGGAACATAAATTCTCCATCTGCGGAAGTGCTTGGCCAGTACATCAGCCGGGAAGGTTCATAGGTGGTATCATCAAATAACTCCATACCGATTTCTTCATCCATTTTCCTTGCCACTGCCTGGTACTCATCCGGCGTGACATTCCTGGACAACGGAATCACCAGCCGGAACCTTGGTTTCACCAGGGTATGTTTATGTGTGGAGTATAAGTAACAGTGAAAATCATGAAACAGTTCAAGTTGGTCTGCAATATCTTCGGAAGCATAATCCATATCCAAAGTCAGCCCGGAACGGAATACAACACAATCCTTTTTCCTCCGGCCGCCTTTCAGCTTCCCTAGCACAAAACCGCCCACATCTTTGATATCATCCTGTCTTGCCTTGGACAGTTTTCGGTACTGCTCTACTGTTTCCGAGGTGCGAATAGTTGCGGCAATCCGTTTTCTGAATTCCTCCAGTTCCATCTCCACGCCATTCCACTTTTTGTCTTTTCTGGAATTCCCCACTGAAACATACAACTTCATTTTCACAGCCTCCTCAATCTTTTTTATAAAAACTGCACTCATATCCGTCCGCCCGGAGCGGCAGACCATCTGCCCATACTGGCGGCACTGCCATAAGCCTGCACAGTTCCTCCACAGAACCTTCTCCTTCTGGCACTTCTGCTATAATCTCATCATGACAGTGCATGACAATTGCATATCCTGCTTTGTCTACCCTCAGCATGGCTTCCGCCAATAAATCTCTGGCTGTCCCCTGTACGATGTTCTCAACCAGCTTCGGTCCATAGGTTTCTATCCGGCACCATTTCTTGTTCTCTCCGATTCCCTCATAGGTCAGTCCTTTCCGGTCAAACTGATTCATCTCCATTCTTGGCTTCACATAGGACAGCTTCCTGCCCGAAGGAAGAATGACAAAAAGAATCCCGCTACGGTATTCAAACACAATTCTTCCTGCCTGCGTCCTCTTTTTCTCGGTGACTGCCTGGATTGCAGCCTTATCCACCTCCCACCAGAATTGTGTGATATGGGGATTGGCTTTTCTCCAGGTTGAAACCAGGGAAGAAAGTTCTTCTTCCTTAATTCCCATGTCCATCGCTCCCATGGAAATGAGCGCACCTGCGGCTCCTCCATAACCAAGTGCCAGCTCTGAGATTTTCCCTTTCTGCCGCAGTGGGGAACCTTTCGTAACCTCCTCCATCGGCACATGAAACATGGCGGAAGCGGATGCCTCGTAAATCTTTCCATGCGTGGCAAACACATCTAGCCTCCATAGCTCCCCGGACAGCCATGCCAGCACTCTGGCTTCAATGGCAGAAAAGTCCGCTACCAGATACCGATAGTTCTCCTTTGGAATAAAAGCGGTGCGGATAAGTTCTGACAGCACATTTGGTATAGACTCATATAAAAGCTCCACTTCCTCAAACCGCCCGGTCTTCACCAGCTTCCTTGCAAGTTCCAAATCAGGGAGATGGTTCTGAGGGAGATTCTGTACCTGTACCAACCGCCCTGCCCATCGGCCTGTGCGGTTTGCCCCGTAAAACTGCAATAACCCATGCACCCTTCCGTCCGAACATACGCTGCGTTCGATAGCTTCATACTTTTTCACGGAGGTCTTTGCCATCAGAAGCCGTAGTTTCAGCAATTCCTGCACTTCCCCTCTGGATTCCTGGATCAGTTCCCTGACCGCCTTTTTCGCCAGGCTTTCCACCTTCACTCCCTGTTCATTCAACCATTCCTTCATCTGTGCAACGGAATTGGGATTTTCCATTCCGGTCAACTCATATGCCCGTTTTGTCACAATCTCCTTATGGATCAAATCCCCCGATACCGCCTGCCGTACCAGTTCCTTATCCACCAGAACGCCCCGGTCATTGATTTTCTGATCCAGACGATAAAGTTCCATTTCATGCTCAGGAACGGGGAAGTTTTTCAGCTTCTTCCGGATCGCATATTCTACATCCACGTCCCGGATACAGTAAGTTTTGAATAATTCCCACTTCTCCGGTGCATGGATTGGAAGATTTCTGGTTCTGTCCCTATTACTTTTCTTTGGCTTGCAAGGAATGCAGAAATAGCGGATTAAATCTCTGCCCTCTTTCAGCTTCTGCCTTTCCAGCCCCAGTAACGCCCCAACGTCCTCTAAAGACCGGGGAAGAGCAAGCAGTGCCGCCTGAACCGCGCTGCAGTGCCAGGATTCGGGCGACAGACAGACTCCGAAATATTTACTCAGACATATCCGCTCAAAGTTGGCATTGAACGCAGTTTTTACTACAGCAGCATTAAACACCGCTGCCTTTACTTCCTCCGTCAGTTCCTCCCCTTGGGCCAAATCTACAATCCTGGTGTCTTCGTCATCAAATTTATAAGCAAACAAAAGGACTTCAAAAGAAGGGCTGTCCGCATACGCATAAGCTCCGCATTTTATCAAGTCTACATCGGAATAGGTCTCTATATCAATTGCCAGTGTCCGTTTCATTTGCATCACTTCCTTTCCTGCTTCCCTCTATGTAACCGGGCGGATACTCCGTCCACCCAGTACCATTTATCCTAGAAAATCTTCCTCTTCCAAAGCTTCAAAGTCATCTTCCGCATTCGTTTTACCGCCAAGAGGTTCTCCGTCCTTTAACTTCTGTATATTCCCAAGCCCTGCGGCAATGCCGCGGTTTCCGTTATTGTTGAATCCATAGAAGTTGACGGAAATCCTGCCATAACAGCCAGAATACACCTCAGACTGATCCATGATTGACTGCACGTTCTTATCCACCACCTGGGGAGCCTGTCTGGAATTGGCATTGAAGAAATAGCTGTCTGCATAAGCTTCATCCTCTAGACGGTCAATGTCACCGTCACGTAAAGGCAGTTTCAAATTGGCAGGAATCTTCCCTCCCCACTTGGAAAGGGACTCCTTCTTTGCCTGTTCAATGGCTGACTTAATCTTCTCAATGGTTTCCGTATCCGATTTCGGAATAATGGCTGATACGGAATACTTCGGTTCCCCGCCATCTACTGCATTCGCCTCCCAGCAATGCAGATAAGAAAATCTGCAAGGTACGATTACTTTTGTGATTGGTGCGTTTTTATTCTCAATGTTCATATGGTTTACTCCTCCTTAAAATCCGCTTCTGCGGCTGCTGTATCCACCAGCTGTCTTTTGTCCGACTCCGGTGCCAGTGTAATCTTGCCCTGTGGCTTATACACAAAATTTCCAAGTATCTTCGCAAACTTCTTTTTCCCCATCAGCTTTTCCATCTCCGTAATACCAATGAGTGCCTGTTTATAAATATCTGTATACCCGGCTGCCTTTGCAGCTTCCGCTGCTTCCTCTTCGCTGCTGTACTTCCGGTTGCTCCTGCCCTCCACCAGCTTGAACCCATTCCAGTGTTTACCATGGGTGATTGCCTCATCCTGGGCATAGGCATAGATATCTGCCGCCCATTTGGCAAGCTCATCTGCTTTTTTCAGTACCTCTGCAATTTCTTCATCGGATAGCAGGGCTGGCAGGCGAAATTCCATTTTCACCAGTTCCAGGAAGCTCTCCGCCCTGGCCCTGCACTGATTCCTGGCTTTGCAAAACCTGCACCAGGAACCGGAGACAAATTCACCATGTCCTTTATTTGCCAATGCTGCTCTTGGAATCAGGAATTCTTCTGCCCATTTTCTCAAACCAGCCACCGTAATCTCCCAGGTACTGACAGATTCCAAACGGGGCTGATGAATGGTAAGACTGACTTTTTCAATATCATAAATAGCATCGAAAAGCTCCAAAGCCCCCAACGCGTACAGCATCATCTGCGGATTTTCCTCCGCTTCCACGGCAATGCCTTTTCCATATTTCAAATCAATGATGAACAAGGTTCCGTCTGCCACAATCACTAAATCCCCGGTACCAAACCCTTCTGGTACATACCGGGAAAAGTCCAGATGCTGTTCAATGAGAATGACCGGGTCCTTGCAGGACTGTTTCGCCTTTTCGATCTGTTCCATGGCAAAGGAAACATATTCATCCGTACAATCTTCCATCTCATCACAGTCATAATCGGATACCGGCCGCCTGGAACGCTTCTTAAGCAGGCGTTTCAGTTTATGTTCCGCCAGGGCATGGGCGGCGGTTCCCTCTTCCGCATAAATACTTCCTCCGTCCTCTGAAAACTGTTGCTCCAGCCTTGCAGACGGAGTACAGTTCAGCCATCGCCTGGAAGAAGATGCGGATAACAAAGCATGCCGTGCCATCACAATTTCTCCGCATCGGCAAACAGTGCCGAATAATTTTTCTCTTCCACGGCAGACAGCTTCACAGCACCATATTTTTTCAGAAGCTCTCTAATCTGTACTGTCTTTCCGTCCTGGGATTTCTCCGCCAATACTGCCCGGATCTGCTCTACCGTCACTTTCTTTTCCTGGGTATCTGCTTTTGTAGTATCTGCCTGCTTCTTCTGCATTGTATCCTCTGCTCTATCTGTACATGGATTTACCATCTCTGTCTGCCCGGCAAGGTTCCGCAGGCTCTCCGCTACCATAGAGAATCCTTCTGCCATTTTCAATAATTCACTGCCCATCTAACATTCCTCCATCTCTTCCAATCGTTCCATTAATTCCACAGAGAACACGGTACACAGCAATAATTCCTCTCCGATTTCTCTTGCATCAAAGTATTTTGCCCGGTCGCCATATTCGAGGCAGGCTTTTTCTATCAGACCGCGTTTTTCCTCATCTTTTTCATTTCCAAATACCCATATTTCGTCCACCTGTTTTGCCAGCCTCAAAGTCAGCAAATGTTCCACCGCGGTTCCAATTTCATCCATGAAAATATTATGGAAATTCAGATAAGAGCTGATTGGCAAGACTCCCTTATGGGCAGCAAAACGGCAATATTCCAAAGCTCTGGCCCGGTCATTTTCCTCATTACCCGTTATCTTTGTTACAACCATTACCAGCTTCATCCGGCATTCCTCCTTCCTGTATCTCTTTGAACCAGACCGGAATTCCATACTCTATGGCAAACTTCACTTCCTGCGCCATTCCATCCGTTGTGTTTCCATATACCCAGACTTCATCACACTCCTGCATCAGTTCCAGTCCCATGGAAATCCCATCCGCGCGCTCTTTGAGACTATCCTCATTCAGAAATTGAGGAAATATAAGATGCGGGGCTATCGGGAGACAGCCTTCCTCGTATGCCTTTCTACAGTACCTTGCAGCTTTTTCTCTGTTCCCTTTTACATCTCCACGAAAAGGGCTGCATATAAAAATCTTTTTCATCTTTTTCATCTTTTCCTACTATCCTTTCCGCACATGGCTAATGACTTCTTTTTTTCTGAAAGGAACGATAGGAATCCTTTTTTGGTTCTCTCATTCGTTACCATAATCTTTGAACAATCCTCTCCACATACAATAATCCGCCCTGTCGTCATGGCTAAAAACCTCCTTTCCTTTTGAGACATTTTCAAAGCCTCTATCTTATAGCCACGGGAAAGTTGATTTTTAAACTAATCCAAACGTTTTTTTATCTTATCCGGGATTTTTTTCAGTCTCTTGGATACAGCCATTGCTGAAATACCTAACTCTTTTCCGATTTCTACCATGGTCTTATCCTCAAAATAATATTTCTTAACGATTATGGAATCCTTACGATCCAGTTTCTGAATGGCCCGGTGCAGCCTTTCTTTCTCATCTGAATGAATGATGATTTGTTCTACATCCGCCTTATTGTCAGCAAACTGCATTGGACGATACCCATCACGGTTTTCCTGCATGAATTCCAGAGAATTATGCCGTCTCGTTTCAGCACGGTTCCTCCTGGACTGCATTTTCTCCATTTCGATGATAACTTCACCAATATTGTCATCCACTTCTATTTCTAACCTCTCTCCGGTTAAAAACTCATAATTGATTCTCATGCTGCTCCTTTCTTTACCCGTGAGTAAAGCGGCAGCAGCAGAAATGGAAAAACAGGCAAAAAAATAGCCGGAGTAAGCTGGTATTCCGCTTTACTCCGGCTATTTGGTGTCGCGCTTATGCGGACCCTTTGCTCGGTAGATTTCTATGAATGGGTTACTAATTCTTCTTTGATTTTTTCTTCCTGAATACTGCAAATCCTGTAACGAACCCGTATGATATTCCTGCAGTGGGGACATTTCAGTTCTACCGATATATCCCCGTTTGCAGATGAGCATATATCAAATGCCCGCTTCCGGCATATAGGGCAGTTCATTTTCTCCTTCATCCTGGCATAGCTCCTTTCCTGTCAATGAGTTAGTTGACATATGGTACAAAAAAATAAGGCGTTAAAAATGTCAACTATGTACTTGACACCCTCCCTTTAAAATTGCACTCTGTCGTTCACAGAGTGCCTGGCATCTGCCGGAATATGTTAAGCTGTCTTTCATCATAAGTAGTTGCATTCTTGGCTGCATATTGGGTAAATCCCAACTGAGATAACCGAATACCGGCAGAAATGGGGGATACCTGAAATATTCTTGAAAGTTGTTCTGCTAAATCTGATTCATTACAATAAGGTGTGGCAGTCAAGTCTGATACTGCATTGATAAACGGTGTTTTCGGCATCAATATGGCGGCACTAAAATATTTTGCATGATGTTCCAGCCAGTCTATATCAGTAACCATCCTTTTCTTCCCGATTATCTCCAATCCGCCCTCAATATCTGTCTTTATACACCCTGCGATTCCTGATGCTGATATTTTTTTCTGATTATTTCTGCTTTTGGCATGTGCATAAAAGTCCGAATGGAATACCCAGTGCCCGCATTCATGTCCTATAGTGGATCGAAGACGGTACTCCTTCCAATCTTCCAACACTGTATTGTCTATGAGCATGGTACCTCTCTTTGCATACAGATAATCCGCACATTTTTCTTCCGGAAGATATATGGGAACCCTTTCTGTCTCCTGGAATACCATTCTGCCTAAAATCAGTCCGCAATGAGAAAGGTATGTATAATCCAAGGTCAAGTCCAGATAAAATTCTGCAAATTCCTCCATATTTACTGGCTGTGGGTTCTTTAACACGGCAGGATTATAATCTTTCAAAAATTCTTCTGCATGAGCATCGATCTCTCCATTACACATGATGGGAACACCATTTCTTTTTTTTCTTAACTTTGGCTGGTACATAATTGGTTCACCCTTTCCTTGCCTTTAATTCATTCAGCAGGACCTGCCACTCTTTTTCCCCTGCACCAGTTTCCATCGAAAGCCGCAATGCTTCTATCACATAGGAATTGCAGAGCATATAATCTGCACAGTCCTGGGGTGTTGTAATATCATTAGATGACCGCGATTCTGCTGCCATATCATAAAGCGTGTGGGTTTCCTCATCGTCCAGCATTAAAAAATAAGCCAGTGATTTCAGTCTCTCTGACGTAAAGGTGCTGCTTCTCCCTTTCTCCACTTCACTATAGAACTGTGGCGATACTTTTATGGCTTTCGCCGTTTCCCGTAGAGATTTTCCTTTGCTTTTTCTAAGTGTCTCTACGTATTTTCCAAATCTTAATCTATGATCTGTATTCATGACCTGTCTCCCTATAAAGAATTTTATATGGTAAGCATTGCCATAAAAACAAACATCTATTCGTCAACTTGTTAATTGATATAGTTGTTTTTGATAAGGGAATTTTTTTAGAATCTAAAAATAAAAATCCCTAACCGCCTGTAGGGATTTAACCGGCAATTAGGGCTACGATTTATATAGAATTGTAAATTTTAAAAAC